CGGGGTCAACCAGTCAGGCAGCTTAAGATTATCAATCTTATCTTTCAGGTCATTGAACCATCCAATTACATTAGAAATCGCATCGCCGATCGCATCAAATGCAGGCTGCAGATGGTCTGCTAACCATCCAGCCAACTTACTTACAACACCAACGACTTTATCAAGTAAATCAATGAGTGGGGGCAATAATAGCTCAATTAGTGGAATAACAATATTGCTCAATAAAGATGTAGCTATTGTCAAAATAGGCTCAACTATTTTCATTAGCGAACCAATTAAATCTATCAATGGCGGAAGTAAGGTCTCAAGAAGTGGCGTGAACTGGTCTATCAGATCAATTAATACTAAAACAAGTGTGTCCAGCACTGGGGCAAGCGCTTCCATGAGGTTTGAAGCCAATAAAGCAAATAAGCTAACAATAGATGGCAACAGGTCAAGAATGGGGGGCAATAACTTTTCTATAAGCGGAAGTAAAGCAGGGATAACATCACTAGTGATTACTCCACCAACTTGACCAGCTACATCAACAAGAACAGGTCCAATCTCTTGGATTAATGGAGTTACAGCCTTAGCAAGCTCTCCAAGAATGGGCAGCAATGCAGTCCCAATACTTATCTTGAGGTTTTCCAGCTGCGCCTGTACTTGTGCCATACTGGCAGCGGTTGTGCCAGACTGCTCACCGATTTTAGCCATTGAGGTTTCACCCTGCTCCATAACAGCTTGCATAAAAGCTTGCTCACGGGTCAGGTTCTGGTCGGCAGCCATCAGCTCATCAATGCGAGTACGAACTTGCCCTGAGGAAATGCCGAAGTTATCTAAGCGAGGGATGGCTTGGTTAGCCAGCATCAGGGCAAAGTCTTCCATTGATGCTGTAGCATCCATGCCCATTGCAGAGCCAAGCTGGGTTGCCATTTCTGCTAACTTTGCAGCTTCTTCAGAGCTATCTGCCAAGCCCATCGACATGAACTTATTCGTGGCTTGCATCAAGTCGGTATCAGCAACCATCCCCCTTGTGGCTTGACGCAATTCTTCGAGCATCGGGGCAGCTTCTTCGCCAATCGAGGCTGCAAGGTTTTTGAATGTATTGGTCACTGCCTCTGCGGGCGCAGCAGACGTCGCCAGATCGCCAGCAAACTTTACAACTGCACCACCAGCTACACCAAGAGCACCACCGACAATGCCAGCGGTTTTGCCAAGTCCACCAAGCGTCCCTAAAATACCACTTAGCTTGCCACTGGCTTCATCTTTACCAGTAATGATAACTTCGAGAATATTTTTCTCAGCCATTGTGCCCAGCTTTGTTCATTTTACGTATGACCTCATCTCGGCGCATTATCATTCGGTGAAACCATTCTGGTGTGCATCTTTCTTCAAAGTCCCACGGGGCAATGCCATATGTCTCACTCAAGTCAAGCACAACAGCCCAGTAAGGCGGTTCATCACCGAACCCTCGCATCCAAGACTTATATCTTAATTGCTCGGGCTCGGTGAGGTAGGGTTTTGGTTTAATCCACCAATCTGGGCAATGATTTCACCTAACTGTGCTTCAGAAGCATCAAGCAATTGTTCTCTGGCTTCATCTCGGTCAGCGGGCTCAATGACATAACCCAGAATAAACTCTATCAAATCATCGATGATATTCGGGTTGCTTTGCGGGTCAGCAGCCTTCTGCATCAGCTCGATGCTTTTCTTAGCCCTGCGCAAGAAACCGGGCGTGTCTTTGGATGGAATTTCTATCTTTATCATGGCAAACTCGCTAACTCGTTGACTACGATAATCTCGGCATATTTTGCAGCGGTCGGGTCATAGGCAACTCTAAAATCACCTTCAAGCACATCGTTGCCATTGTTCTCACCAAGTTTTTCAAACTTCTCCCACATACCAGCCACATTGATTTTCAGCGTTTTCTTGGTGTAAGTCGTCCCCGGGGTTGCAACAGTTGAGCCTTCGCTCTTTAGCTGAATTAACTTCGGCGTCAATGAACGCCAAGCAGCTTTCTGGAGTTTAGAAGTAGCATTATGCTCGAATACCAAGTGCAGCTTTATATCAGGCATGCCACCATTAATCTTGCAGAAGGCAAGGTCGCCATTAGCTGCATAAACAGCTTGGAAGCCAGTAGTCACATCGAGGCTAAACTCATATAACGTGCAGGGAATTTGGGTCGTTCCAATAGCTCCACTAACTGCATCAATATATAGCTTAGTCTTTTGGAAAAGAATATCCTCAACTGTCGGCAAGGCTAAACTGTTTGTAAAATTAGCCATCACGCTGACATTCGCACCTATCAGGGTTGCACTCATCATGATGGGCTCTTTTGCCTTACCGCTAAGCTTGAAGCTTTCGGCAAAGGCATAAGCCATCTGCTCTACTTCCTCGTTATCACCACCTTCAATAGTGAACGTCTTCGGTGTCTTGAGTGCAGTTGTGGGAAAGGCGTAGGTGTAAATCTTGTCAGACCCAGTTCCATCAGCGCTCCCTGTTACAACGCCATCAACACCCATCGCCAAGATATAAGGCAGCTGCTCAAAGGTTGCAGGGACTTCGTCCAAGTCAAGCTGACCTTGCGTGAACGGGAAAACCGCCCTATTCAACGGGGCAATGTAGCCAATATCCTCATCTGGAAAATAAGGCTCACGCTTATCCTCCAACGTTCCAGTTCCACGCCAAATTGTAGTGGCTGGGACTGGTGTGCCAGCAGTCGTCTCTTTGCCAAACTGCAATTTGCGTAATCGTTTTATACCAGCCATTTAGCCTCCTAACAGCCTGAGCAGCCCTTGTCTTCACTCTCGGGCTGCAAATTCTTATTCTCGTGTAAAGCTTTGCTTTGCTTTACTTCGACTTTTACATACAATCCAGTTGCGAGCAGAAACGCTTCACCAAACTGCTCCACCTCTTCATCGGTTAAATCTCTGGCGGGTATGTCAGCCAGAGAGCCATTGCCTACATACTTCAGCATCCTATCTTTCCTTTCACTTCAATTTCAATGCGCCAGCCTAAATGACTTTCGCCAGCGTATTGCAGCCAGCCGAATGTTCCACGCACATCGGTGTAAGTGTCTACACTCCCTCCAAGCGTTGGGTCGGCAAGTAGAATGCCAATCACATCATTTCTAAAGCCAAGCGCTATCGGGAACGATTTCGGCAGCACTTGCCTTGCAACGTGGATCTCGACAACCAGCGTGTCTAATACTTCCTCAAAGCCTGAGCCACCAATTGACGAGAAGCTGCTGGCATAAGCTAAAGCAAATGGGAATTGCGCCATTGCTTCGGGCGGAGCTGCAGGCGCTTCTTTTATACCATCAATTTTAGCTAACTCAGCTTGAAGCCAAGCTAACGCATTGCCAATAGAATAGCTCATATTGTGACCTTCCGATAAGCCTCTAAAATAGAGCTAACTGTTTCATCCAGCCCGCCATACTGAGGTGTGCCAAATTCGTTTGAAGCTGCGGTGTTTTGGAACGCCTGCTGACCGTGCTTATACCAGCGGATAACCTGCATAATCACGGCTTGCTTTATATCATCAGGAACTGATAGACTATATCCGAACTTTCCTTTCACTTGGACAGATCTACGCATGCACGGGAACGTGCCAAACTCAAGCCTTATGTAATTGAATGGAGTTGAGTTTGTCGGCAAGCAATAATACTCTGCCGCATCTAACAATTCAAACGTTGTGCCATCCCACGCAATCTTAACTTCTGTCGGGGCAGCAGCTAACTCGCCAATATAAAGCTCAGAATTGCCAACGCTATCAAATAAACGGGTGGTCTCTGGAGCGCAATAAGCATCAGGCTCACGCCCTGTCCAGCGGTCAACAGCTCTGGATGCCCGTGTGATAAGGCTTGTCAAAACAACATCATAGCTTGCATCCCATTCCACATCGGGCATCATATTCTTGACTTCTGCGATTGTGCAGTAATCCGCCATAATACGCTCTCATTTTTAGGTGGGGCGTTTTACCGCCCCACCCATTGGTTAGTCAACAATCATAGACGGCTGGACATTAGTCCCATACCGACTTTCAACAATATACAGCGCAGATGTGATATTCGCAGCATTAGAAGCTGCCACCTTAGCAGCAATGCAGTCATACGCTCCGATTGCAGCTGGGTCAATCTCGAACACAACCAGCTTATCTTTCAAAGCTGCATCCAACGAATAAGACGCAGCAGCCGTCCGTTCCACCAAAACATCAGAGGTAGCACAGTCGAGTGTCGAGAAAATGCGGGCAGCTTCGGTCATAGCAACCGCTCCTGTTGGGGCAACAGCGGTAGCCTTCATCACTGAAAGCACTGGCACAGTCGCCTCGCCTTGCTTCACAGAAAAGACAATCCAAACCCTGTGTGCATTCTTGAGAGAGATGTAATCGCCAGTCGCAGCCGAACCTCCAGCAGTTGGGGCTAAGCCCGTCACAACATTCAAATTACCGGGAATCTTAATCATCTCTCCTCCTACCGAGCAGCAAGTGTTACATATGGGCTGATTGTATTCGAGCCCTTAGCGGGCGTCAGAGCCGACTTCCAGAGCGGCGCACCATCAAAACGATACACGAAGCGCAATGCCGTTTCATCATAGACGAAGCGAACATGGATTGAAGTGTCATACTTCATCGCTCCAGCATCAATGGTCACGTACTCGCCAAGGTCAACAAGAATGACATCGCCCTTGTCTCCAAGCGTGGGATTATGCTCGGTCGGGATGACAGGGCGTCCAAACAGCGTAGAATATGGCGAACCAGATAAGCCATTAGCAGGCAAATAAGCTGGAACGTTTGTTCCAATTACCATTGAGTAGAGTTGAGGCTCAACATCTTGGTTAATCAGCCACACAGCATTGGCACGGCTGCGAGCATGTAATCTCGACCACATTTTGACGATGTTAGCATACACAACAGTGTCTGCTGTCTGACCACCTTCAGCAGCAACAGTGACAAGAGCCGCTGATTGCAAAATGCCTTGAGGCTGACCGCCGCCAGTTCCATTGATGATCGCTTCCTCTAACTGGAAGGTGAATTCCTCAGTGAACACCTCGCCGATAAAGGACTCCAAGAACGGCAGGTCTTGCATCATCTCATCGGTCATATAGCATAAGCCGATAAGCTTTTTCAGTTCGAGCACGAGGTTTTCGAAGGTAGGCTTGGATGCAGTCTTTTCGGCAGCTTCAGCGAGCCAGTAGGCTTGCACTCCACCCCAACGAGAGCCAGCAACGCGAGAGGACTCCGCCACAAGCGGGATTTTTACACTCTGTTTGGATGTCGGCATCTTTCTGGTTCGGCTCAAGATTTGACCGCTATCATAAGCATGGCGCATAATCTCTTGCACGAAGTCGGGCTGCAAAAGGAACGCACCTTCTACAACTTCGGATAAGCCAGACGCAGTCTTCACCTCATACAAACGAGGATCAACCTTCCCAGCAGGGCTGCCAGCCTTAATAATGGCAACCAATTGCTCGCCTAAAGACCGGAAAGGATATTTCTCTTTCTTTTCCTCTGTGGCTGGGGCAACGGCTGTCTTAGCACCTACGCCTTCATTGGCATAAGTATCTAGTTCGGCTTTGCGCTTGAGCACATCAATCTTGCCCTTAATCGCTTCAGCCTCACGGATATTGGCATCAATCTCGCTCAGGACTTCTGGTGGCATTTCTTTCTCCTTGCCTTCCCATTCAGCAGCCTTTGCTGATGCCTTTGATAGAGTTTCACGCAACTCCAAGCGTAATTTTTCTAAAGTGTCCATAAGATTAACCTCACAAAATGTCTAATTCT